GGGAGACGCTCAGGGAGCAGATAGAGCTTCGCTATACGCTATCGAACGAATATAAGGTCGACTTGCGGTCCAAGTCCGACGCGCAGATCGCTGAAGCGGTTATGGCAGCCGAGCTCACCCGTCGGACAGGGATGCGCCCCAAGAAGCCTGAGATCGAAGTAGGAACGACTTATCGCTATCAGGTTCCGCCGTGGATGAAGTTCAAGTCTCCGCTTATGCAGTGGGCACTCGGAGTTGTGGCGCGCGCTAAGTTCGTTGTTGACTACACCGGCTCAATTGCCATGCCTGAGGAGATTAAAGACCTCAAGTTAGATATTCAGGGTACGGTCTACCGGATGGGGATTGGCGGGTTGCACTCCAGCGAAAGCACGGTTGCCCATCATACCGATGTAAACTATATTGTGATTGATAAGGACGTTGAGTCCTTCTACCCGCGCATCATCTTGAATCAAGGAATGTATCCGGAGCACTTGGGTCCAGTCTTCCTACAAGTCTATCGCACGATCGTTGAAAGACGTCTAAAAGCGAAGGCTGATGGTAACAAACCTGTCGCTGAGTCGCTCAAGATTGTCATCAACGGGTCGTTCGGTAAATTCGGGAGCAAGTATTCTATCCTCTATGCACCGAACTTCCTGATCCAGACAACGCTCACAGGCCAGCTGAGCATCCTGTTGCTAATCGAGATGCTGGAAATGAACGGCATCCATGTGGTCAGCGCCAATACAGACGGCATTGTCATTAAGTGCCCGCGCAATGGCATGGACCTGTTCAATTGGATTGTTTCCGAATGGGAGCGCATCACGCAATACAAGACAGAAGAGACCCGCTACTTATCGCTCTACTCGCGCGATGTGAATAACTACATTGCTGTCAAGCAGAAGTTCGACAAGCCAACGAACCAGTGGCTTGAGATCCCTGATGGGATCAAGGCTAAGGGTGCTTATGCCAATCCGTGGAGCGACAGCAAGAACCTCGCTATGCGGTTGCACAAGAACCCGACAACAACGATCTGTGTGGAAGCTGTCGAGGCGCTGCTAACGAAGGGTGTCCCGCTTGACCACACTATCCGACAAGCTACTGACATTCGGAAGTTCGTGACGGTGCGCAGCGTGAAGGGCGGCGCAGTGAAGGTGTGGAGCAGCACGGTCCCCGAGCACGCAAGCAAAGAGGAGCTAATCCGCATGGCAGGCTTCTATGAGTTTGCCAAAGATTCCTGGCTATACGAACGGGAGACCGACCGCTACGCACGCCATACTGATTCAGCCTACAGGGTGGCTTGCGAACGCTTAGCTGTGCCCGGGGATACAGAGTTCGTCGGCAAGACTGTGCGCTGGTATTATGCCAAGGATGTTCCGGGTGAGCTGGTCTATGCGCAGTCGGGGAACAAGGTGCCCCGCTCTGAGGGTGCTAAGCCCTGCATGGCCTTCAATGATAACATGAAAGTCCCCGATGACGTGGATTATGACTGGTATATCACAGAGGCTGTCCGCATGTTGCGGGACATTGCTGCACTACCTCCGGACGAGCTGGCTGCGTAAGGCCGAAATAAGCCGGCTACAGGCACGATCGCTGCTTACCCTACCAATAGGGCGGCAGCACCCCGATCGCGCCCCAGCCAGCGGCAGTCGCCGAAATTTCGCTATGCTAGTCCGCGAACCCAGCGTACTTTGTCGCCATGCGGGCGCAGTGGGCCGGGCGGTCGCCCAGCCGTTCGAACAACCAGTCGATGATTGCTTCGGCCCGCCGCGCCCACCGCATCCCGTTGATGCTGGCACGGCCGATATAGGCGCTAATCATCTGGCGTCCTGTTGGGCGTGACGCCCAGCGCTCTCCGCCAACCAGGTACAGCGGCGCGAGCCAGGCGAGGCACAGCGCGATGTCGATCAGGATCAGGCCTGCGCGCAGCACATGACCGAGGCGGCGGGTCATGGCAGGATGCTCTGCCACGGGATGACAGCAGCAGCGATGATGTCCGGCAGCGTTGTCGCCGTCAGCACATTCTGTTTCGCATTCACCCGGTGCGCCTCCATCAGGGCGGCGACAGGCGTCAGCTGGTTGACCTGCGCCATGATCTCGGCGCGCACCTGCGCGATCGCGATGCCGCGCACCGTCGCCTCGGCGAGCATGAACGGATAGCGATCCGGGTTCGTTACCTCATCGCCATCGATCCACAGCCGCGCCTCGGCCTCTTTCTTCTCATAGGTCTGCGCTTGCCCCGGCACATCGGTGATGAACTGCACCCGCACCGCGCCTACCTCAGCATCGATCTTGGCACGCAAGCTCTGTTTTAGAGCAACCGGGTCAATTGGCCCCTCGTCGATCGGCCATGTTGTGCGCACAACAGCAGGACTCACCGGCACAATCATTTTGCCCAATGCGGCAGTCGGATACTGTGTTCCGCTGTCTGAACCCACCCCTAACACCTCAAATGTCGAGGCATCAACTTCAAGCCATGTCGGCATCACCGTTTTCCTTCATTAATTCGAATTGTAGAACCGGCGTAATATCGAATAGTCGCTCCGCCCTGTTTGTTAATGTATAGATAAAGATCGACCGTGCCCGCCGCTATTGCAGCTGGAGTTCTCCACCCAAAGATAACAGGATAGCGAAGGTTTCCGCCGCCGCCATCAAGCTGCACTTGTTGCCACCACTGAGCTAGGAGAACGCCTCCCTGCCTAACCTCTAACGTAATTGCAAAATCCATGTCTCCACTAAGAGATTGTATATCTGAAAGCACTTCAAATGATACAACGCTGTCGGACCTATCTTTTACAAAGCTTGTGCTATAAACCAAGTTGTAAGTAAGATTACTTGAAATATCGACGTTTGCAGATGTATAAGTCAGCATTGTTGACTTGTTGAATGCGTTAACGACAGCTGCATCGGTCGCGACCTTGTCCGTCTTGATCGTACCGTCCGAATTGACGCCATTGTTCGCGGCGTTCGCGCCGCTTTCCACTGTGGCGGCGGCCGTGCTCCCGACCATCGTTCCGGCGGGCGCGCCCGAAGTCGCATTGCGCAGCGCCGGGCCGGGTGTATAGGGAGGCAGCACCGTTTGCCCCGCCGCCACCTTGGCCAGCATCGGTTCGGTCAGGAAGATATAGGCATCCTGGTCGCCATGGGTGGGGCCAGAGCTTGTATACATCCATGAGCCGATAACCGCGTAAGCCGCCGTCGCGGCGGTGACATCATGTGTTCCCTGCCACAGCTGGAAATTGGCCGGATTGCCATCGATGCCGCTCGGCCCGCCGCCGCTATGACGATAGTCGCCCGTCACGCCGCCAACGTCATATTCCTCGACCAGCGTACCAGACGCGTTGAAGATGCGCACACGCATAGAGCAATGATCACCGCCGTGGATGGCCATCCGTCCGCCCCAGCATAGCGTGTCGCCCTGCACCACCGGCAGGCCGTACAGCTTCAGGTTGGCGACATTTCCATCGAACCCTTTTTGTCCCGGCCCAAAGAAGTAGCTGTCGGGCAGGGCCGTGCCATAAGTGGATATACGGCCATACAGCACGTGTCGCGGATTGCCGCCGTACCCGGCAAGATCGCGACCATAGATATAGCCGGGCGAACCGCCTCCTCCCCAGATCGCGACATTGTAGAACCCGGCATCGTTGTCGACCCAGTCCGAATTGGTAACAGAGTTATTTCCTAACGCAACTGTTGCCACAATTGCGCCAGCATTGACGTTTCCGTTAGTGCCAGCTGTAAAGTTGCCGGCTACGTTAACCCAAGGCCCTACAACTTCGTGAACGCTGACGCTTCTAGCTCTAACGTTATAGACAGCACCACTTAACAATGGGCACATAATACAAGACACAACGTCAGGCGTGAACGGTCCAAATGACTGCCAAGCTGTGTCTGTTGTAAGCTTCAACTGAACTTCAACACGATTGACCGCCGCGCTTGGTGCAGTCCAGCTTAGCGCCAATCCGTCGTATATGCTCCCGTTAGCGTCTGTGCCAGTGTAGGCGGTCGCTGCTAGGCCCGCCAGTGTGATCGCTTGTGTCGGATCGTATCGACTCCCAAGGGGCGCGGTAACAGGTGTGGTCACGCTACCGGCCGTCCAAATGGAAGGGTGAACCTCCCGCAAAGTCATGCTCGTGCCAGAGTCACCGGAAATAGCGTAGCGATAGACACGGAATAGCTTTGTCCACTGATAGCGCTCACTGGTATAGCTGACAATTGACCAAGCTTGAGCCTTCAGAGCTTTATAGTTGAAGTTGGCGGAAAACTCAGCTTGGTATTGGCCCTGATTCAGCATCAGGCGTGCCAGCTTTTGAGCTAGCAAAGCATCTTGGATCTGCTCAAAATCAATCGGCTTGCGCCTCTTGACGCCGAGATTTGTCTCATAGGTGCTGTCACGCACCATAGGATAAGCGCGAGGCTGATAAAGCGCTGTTGATGAAGGGTCAATGAACTTACCAACTACTTGATTGAACTGGTCGCTCATTCCTTTGTATTCGTCCCACATCACCTTTCCGGTGTCTAGAACATCATCGTCTGTGAGATACACAGCAACGCTAGCAGTATCATCGACGTTGGCATAATATGACCACAAGCCGCCCGGATCAAGCAACGTTGCAATCAAACCGTCCGCTGTTATCTTGTCCTCGTTGGTAGTATGCTCGTCCTCCGTTGACAAGATCATATCAGTGTAGAAGCCTGCCGCCTCGCAATTGTTAGCTCCGGTTATGAACGTCTGGATATTGATATCGTTAGGATCAATTCCTCGGCCTGCAACAAGAACCCATTCGCTAGTTACAGGATTCTGGACACGCCAGCCTAGAAGATACCAAAGCGCCTGAAGCGCATTATTGCGCCCGATTGGAACGCCGTTACTGTCGGTTGTTGCATACGCCCAGGTGGATTGATCGTTAATGCGATGAGTGCCCGCACCTCCGGGTTGCGTGCTATCGCGGCGCGGATCATAGACAAGAGCACCTTCGATGATATTGGTATAGCGGGAGGGTGGGCCGTTCGGCAGCTTCGTGTCGTTTTTGGTCCACTTCAAGACCATGTGGGCAACACCAGTCATCTTCGCGGCGGAAGTGTATTGGCCCCCAGCGCCAACGCTAAGTGCTGTCTGTCCTGGCGTGCCCAGCTTGAACGCTCTCGTCAAAACTCCGCTGAACTTTGTCTGGACAACATTGCTGGCATTTATTGCAAGATCGTTCTCAATATAGAGTTCTTTAACAGCATTGATTGTATGGCTCGCCATTGCGATGACTTCGTCATACTGCGTACCGTTCGTTCCATAGACTTCCCAATAACGCAAATCCAATGCGCTAGCAGTTTTACCGAAGATAATCTTACGGAAGTCCTCAGGGTTCAGAGACTTGTTCAGTCTTCCGTTTGAGCTTTGTGCTTTTGATTTTTTACCGCCGCCAACGAGAACGCTGAAGACTTTGCCAATGACA